TTAGCTGTATCCGCAACCGCAAAGGATTTCCTTTCTGCTGGTGCAGACAGTGCTCCATTTATACCAGGTGAAGGCATACTGGACCCACAAGAAAGAGATGACTTTGCTTTCTTTGGTTTCAGTTACATGCGAGATAAGGACTTCATGGCTACGATTGACAAGGAAACCAAGAAGGGAACCTTCGCTTTGACCAGTTACATATTCCCGCACGCTACACTTACGCAGTTCGGTGGAGCCGTCTTTGATGCAGCTGTCCAGGGCAAGGAAAACGAATACAACACAACTCAGACCTTAACTGGCCTCATGTCCGAAGAGCTAATGGGAGAAGGCACATTCGTGAATCAAAACGTAATGCGAGCCATCGACAACAGAGACGTATACGGAGAGAAGATATCTACGTCCGAGGGCTTCCAGGCCATGAAAGAAAGAGTCAAATACGCCGTTGGCAAGACGTTTGAGCCAGGGATAATGAGAGAACTTGACAGGGCTTTTGCGGCTGTTGATGAAACAGGCGACTTCACCATGTCAGAAGTTTTGATGCGTCAACTCGGTCTAAGGTTCACGAAGATCGACTTCAATCAAATGGCGAAAAGAAGGCTGCAGGATTTCGTAGAGAGGTATTCTGAAGCCAGGGGTAACTACACAACTGACTTCAAATACAAGTTCAGCGAAGGCAGAATGACTGAAGACGAAATCGAAAGATCATACCAGAACGGCATAGAGAACGCCGAGGCTGCCTTCGACAGAATTGAAGAGGCATACAACAGGCTTGATTCCTTTGGTTATGATCGGGATGAGAAGATTAATCTAATGAAGAGCGCAGGCGTAAGAAGCGCCGACATCTTCAGGATAACTAAGGGCATGGACTTCGAGCCATTCAAGAAGGGCGTGCCTGAATCAATCCAGGATCAATACGACCGCATCATTGAAGGCAAAACAAACGCAGAGAAGGTCAATGAAATCAAGAAACTTTACCGAGGAGATGCCGCTGACAGAATAAAGGCGGAAAGATTCAGGGCCGAAATGAAGCGCAGACAGACAAACCAGAAATACAGCAGAAGCGCCCAGGATCTCTTGTTGATGAACTTGAATGCATCCGACAGGGCTGACCTCCTGATAGAGATGAACGCTCACATAGATAGATCCTTGTATCTTGAGATGAGAAGGAAGCGCATAATAACTAAGGACGTAGAGCGACTCCTGAGGTCCAGATAAAAAAACCCCCCTCGTGAATTAACACGAGAGGGGCTGAGGACTAAACAGGGTCAAGAACAACCCGCTCTTCGTTACCTAGGAGCTTTCCTCGTATTGTTTTTACTTTTAGGGGAACGCTTTGTCAAGTAGGCATTGCTCTTTTTTTTGTTTTCTACTCTTTCGATTAGGTCTTTTGCGAAGTCCGTAAGAACTGGCCCGCAATAGACGTCTTCGTCGTTTTCTTTGACCATCCTGGGGGCCTTGCCCAGTGTAGTCTCAAAGTATTTAATGCAACTGTGTATTGATCTTATATCCATTAGTAAAACCTCCCGTATTGATTGTAAAATTTAAAGTTCCCCATCAGGTCCCTTTCCCCTTCTCTGTTCTTGCCGATTTTGTAAACCATATTTTTGTATTCACCTACAGCATCCTTGTAAGTAGCCTTGGACATATCCATTTGCTCTGGATACATCATAATTATGACGTCAGCGTCATTCTCAATATCCCCAGAATCGTGTAGATGATAAACTTCTAGGCCACCCTCCGAACGAGCGCCGTCTCGGTTGACTTGGGACAGAAGTATTACCGCTACATTGAGCTCAATCGCCATCTGCTTGACCTTGTGCGATATGTCAGAGACACCAGCCGCTTTGCTGAACTTGTTTGCGTCCCAGGGGACAAGTTGAAGGTAATCTATTATTATCAGCTTTACGCCGTGCTTGCGCACCATAAGTCTAGCCTGGATCATCAAGTCCTCAACATTGCGAACGCTGTGACTGGTGAAGATATTCATGCTCTCTACGGCCTTGCTACTTTGGCGGACCTTCTCCCTTTGGTCTTCGGTTATCAATCCAGCCTTTATGTTCCTGGGGTTCACCCCCGACATGGAGTGCATCATGCGCTTGAGAACTTGCTTCTGAGGCATCTCAAATGAAAATATGAAGGCAGATATACCCTGCTTGCTTACGGCCCTGCTGGCTATGTTCAGAGCCAACTGAGACTTGCCGCAGGATGTAGGTGCCGCGATGACGCAAACCTCTCCCATGCCTATGCCTCCGTCGTGAAGTTTTATGTCCAGGTGATCGATGTGCGTCTTGACTACGTCAGCTTCATAGCTCCCGTCCAGCATGCTCTCGAACTCGTCCTGTATCTCTGCAAGTGCGGACTTAACGCTCTTGTCGCAATCGGACATATCATTTAAACCCAGGAGGAGGCTCTCGACTTCGGAGGAAACTTGCTTGCTATCCTTTGTTTCGGACTGCATCTCCTCGACGCTGGACTTGAACTGTTTGATCAGCTTGCGAAGGTTGGACTTCTCTTTGATTATCTCGGCGCACATTTTGACCTGAACCATGCCCGTCTTGTTGACGTGCTCCATCATCCCCGCTATGCCGCCGACCTCCTCCAGCATGCCATCCTTCTTGAGCTCCTCGGACAATGATATTTCGTCCAGCTCATTACCAGATACTACGATCTGCCGCATGCACTTAAATATGATTTGGTTCTCTACCTTATAAAAATCTGACGCTTCTAGCACTGTAGCTACTTCATCAAACTTGCTTGCCCCTCCTTCAGTTACGAAACTGCTGAGAAGGCATTCTTCTGCTTCTGTATTTTGTGGTATCATTTCTTGTTTGTTTGTTGGGCGAAAAAAGGGGAGGAGGCATAACCCCCTCCCCAGAACTATTTAGCTGGAGTCAGCTTAGAACGGAGCGTCAGTAGAATCAGCCGACGAAGACTTGGCAACCGCCGTGTTGTCCTCCTTCTTGCTAATCTTGATACTCAGGTATTTACCCTGCTTATCACTGACGTTGCTCCATGCGGCAATGTTATACTCAACGCCATCTACATTGAGAGGACCAGTCAAGTCTGGGTGCTTGTCGCTCTCCTTGTATTTGTTTTTGAATATAGCTCCGCTATTAGTGTTATCGTATTTTTGTGGCATAATTAAAACAGCTCCTCTGTTTTTTTGTTATTAGTTGTGGGTTTAGTTGATGCTTTTCCATGATCATTGGTTGCGTCAGCATCCTTTGTGTCATCGATAGCAAAAAGTCCATTCAGTGCATACTTTCGAGCGTAAGAACTAGCACTACCAGTAATCTGGGCTAAGTCCATACCTTTCTTTGTTTCAGCGTGCTCAGCGTATCCGCTTGTGAAGATTGCATCTTCGGAGTCGTTGTCAAGCAGTCTAGCTACCGCCTTCACGAAAACCCTGCCCTCCAGGGCAACCAGTTCATCTCCTATAACGATACTGCACTCTTGAATAATCAAGAGGGGCTTCAGAGCAGTTAGGATATCTTCGCAGGATCGGTAGCTGTATCCACCGAACTTATTAGTCTGCCCTTTGGGGGCTTTCAAAGAGGATTGTATCCTCTGTAGCTTCTTACGTATATTATTCGTATTTGCTTTAGTCATACTTGTTTTTAGTTATTTGTTTTCTATACAACTTAGATCTCTTATCTGAGTTGCTTGCATTCATGCTGACAACGTCTACACCGAGGTCAAGTAAAATTTCCAACTGTTCTTGATTTTTTTTCTGCTTGAATCTTTTCTGCAGTTGAGTTGCCCCAACGGGGTGCAGTAATCCAGTCCTGCTGAACTCAATCCAGTCAGCCATTCGCCTTAGAGCTTCTGGCAAAGATACATCCGCGCTCCTGCATGCGTATCGCTTCCATGCATTCTCCACCTTCCCCAGGAAGGCATTGCTCTGCCTGTGCAGAACTCCGCGCACTTCCCCGCTCGCGTGGCAATGATCCACTACAGTATCGTGCATGCTACCCTGGCTTATTGGGCACCTCTTGGGTTCGTTTGCCTTCCTCCACTCGGAGAGTCTGCTTTGAGTTATGTATTTCATAATAAGTAGGGAAGACAGGACTTGAACCTGCGGCCCACGGTTTAGAAAACCGTTGCTCTATCCAGCTGAGCTACTTCCCCTTTCGTAAGTTAAGCTCATGCATTTTGCAATTTCATCTAGCTCCTGGTTCATTAATACCCTCTGCCTCTTGAGTCTTTTTATTCTGCAACTCAGCATTCTGTGGCTATGTATTAGCGACTGAGCATGGCGCTTTAGAGCGCGAACCTCCGACGAGGAAGATGGAACCTTGTGATTAAAAGCATTCCTGTGCTTTGATTCTTCCCTTTCCAACTTGCGCTTCTTTTCGTTCTTCTTTTGTGTTTTTGTTATCATAAGTCATAAAGATCCTTTGGTAATTCACCCTTGTCAATCATGTTTTTTGTCTCGTAAAGGCACATGGCGTTCCAGATTACTGCTGACAGATGATCCTCAGCGCGGTCCTCCTCCATGAACTGCCACATGTGCCTGTTAATACTGTCAATGTATCTAGAGACTGGTATGCCCTTCTGCCAATTGCTTCTTCCGTATTTCTCTGCGCCGTCTTCGAAGCGCCTTGAAGTAGCCCTGAGTGCGCTCACTGGCATTAGGCTTGGTATGCCCTTGCCTCGCATTGCGTCTCTTACGGCTCCAGTGCTGAAGTTCGACCTGTTTCCTGAATCTGGTATTTTCATGTTTGTTCTATTTGTTCTATTGATATTATTTTTCCCGTGCCTCCGCGCTTAAAAACGCATACGCCTTGGGGATCTGGTAATTTCTTTAGGATTAGTTTAACTGCGTCGTTTTTGGTTCTGGACCACTTGATTGAAGAACCCACGTAGTCATCGGGCATATCATCTCTAATATACTTTATCAAGTATTGATTCACAGGTTGGGGTAGTGAATCACGAAGCCCCTCCCAGCATTCACGCATGCAACATTGAAGTCAATCCATTCTTCGGCTTCTTCATTTGTCATGCCGTCGTCCGTGAAGACTTCTAGCATCTTCAAGTAATCATAGACGGCGTAACCGAACTGATCCATGCCAGTGATGCACTTCTCTAGCCCATGAAATATAATAGCTTCTTCGGCTAGACCGAACAGGTTCTCTTCTTCTTTTTCTGGATGATGATTTAGTCTATACATTTCGCTATGATTGTTTTGTTTTTTTCTTTTATTAGGATGGATCTTACTTCCCGCCAGTATGCCTCTGTTGATTTCTTCTTCCACCCGTTTGGTCCGCCGTTGTGTATCCGAGCTATGTCCTCCGCCGTAACGGGCCTACCTATGCGATCTTCGGTCGCGTATCTTGAGATGTAAGCAATAAATATATCTATGCTTGTTTCTCGGTCGAAGGCATCTTCGTGGAGCCAGTCCTTCCCCGCGTATTCTGCGGCATCCTGGACGTATCCTGCGTGCATTTGAAGGCAACCATAGGCTAAGCCGTTGTCCCCTATTGCTAGATCGTCTCCAGCGCTTTCTACCTGTATTAAAATTAGTATAAGAGTTATAAGGCTCATTGCATTCTGGTTCTCCAATATAGTTTACTGCAGAGCTTTGCGATTTCGATGCCATCAAGGATCTGCTCTGCGCTCCAGACCTTGTGATAATGATCTTGGGTTTCGCAGTCGATACAAATGGATATGCACCCAGGAATATAATCCATCTTCGCTCGCTTTGAAAGCATCCACGATTCAATTGCCAACTGATAGAGATCCTTCGGGTAGAACTTTCCCTTACCCTTGCAGTTTGCCCTGCATTTGTAGTCGGCAAGGAACGCCTCTCCAGAGGCATCCTTTCCTATGAAATCAACGCTACCAATGATCTTTATAGTTCCTTCTCCCAGCATGTGCTCTACAGCCACTGGGGTTACGTTGTTCTTCTTATACCATTCAACAAAAGGCTGAGCCCATATATCCCAGGGGGTTTCTTCCGTCAGCAAGTGCCCTTCCAGGTCCCTCAGGACGAAGTCCTCTATGCGCTTGTGCACCGCCGTTCCGAACTCAGAGGAGGGTATCTGCTCTCCCGTGACTGGGCTCTCCCTTGTTCCGTAGGTCAAGTCCGCAATGCTCCTCCAATGCAAGCCAGGCATCTCCCTCGCTAACTCGGTGATCTTCATGGGTTTATAGATGCTATCCAGGAACGGGTCCTTGATAATGCCCAGGACGGTTGTGACCGAAGGCCACGCCCCCTTTACTTTTTTTGCTTGTGCTGGAGTTGCTACGTCCTCTAGGAAGACGGGGTTACCTTTGTTGTATTTGTAGAAGTGCGACATATCTTATCTAGTTTGGTGTATTGGATTTTTAGCAGATCTGATCTGCGAATCATTGAGATGAGGTCATCCCTGTTTCTTCTTGTGTAGCCTTTGTATAAGGCATCTGAGGCCGTTGCAACACTTTTATTTGTATTGCAAAGTTCCTCGGCTAAATTTTGTAGGTGCTCTCTGCGAACAACAAGGTAGTAATCGATGCACTCAAAGGCTACGAAGTCCTGCTGTCCGTAGAGCCAGCCCTTGTCCCCCCTGTTATTCTTGAACTCAAGCCAGATGAAGTCCTCCGTTTTGGCCCCTGTTCTACTTTTACGCTTCAGCGCCTTAACGTCTATGCTACCAGCAGAGCAGACCCAGTCAATGTGCATGTATTGCTCTGGTAGGGTTGCGGGTCTAGCCCCTGGGTATCTCTCCTCCAGGAGGTCGCCAAAGGACGCTTCGGTGCCCTGCCCGTCACTCCAGGACTCCGTCCCTACCCAATCCTGGTATGTCTGACCCCTTTGTCCTCGCATCAAAGCTCGTCCTCTTCTATGCAGTCCAGCACGTAATTAAATATATACTGTATGTCATCTACGTTGAGCTCTTCCTCTATGGGGAAGTTCAAGATCTCCCCCTTGGTGATGTGACTTACTACCAGGTAGCAACAAGGGAAGAACTTATATGTTATGGACATCTTCCTAGCTATCACCTCTTCGATGCACTGCTTGACTGTTCGCTTGTGCATCTCTCGTTTGATTCTGGTTGTGTAAACATCGCCAGTTGCCAATTGCGATACCATCTTCTCCTGAATGCTGTCTCCGTGGAAGACTGACACCATTGCGTCGGGCTCTAAAAGGTTAGCCCCCCCTTTTGGATATACGTTTAGTTTTTCCATACCACAAAAAAAGCCCTCTAAACCTTGGTTGTCAAGGCTTAAAGGGCTTTGTGTTTACCTGGAGAAGTTCAGTATGATCAGCAATAGAACGACGGTAATAATCAGGTCAACAGCGTCCCTAAATGCGCTCAACCTGAACCTCCTCGCCTGACTGCAGTCCTAAGTTCACGAAGACCTTGTCCAGTTTCAGCATGAATAGCCGTTGCCTTTCTAGACTGTCTTCCTTTGACATGTCGTGCGGGGCTTGCCAATCGGTTAAGAACCCGTCGTCAGTGAAGTGCGCTAGGACGTCATCGTGCCTGATCGCGGCATAGTAGCCGTCGCACAGTGCCAAGTGCCTAACGGAGCCATCCTCCTTCAGCAGTCGCTCGACCTCGCCGTAGTAGGTGAAGGGTTGTCCGAACAACTGCTTAGCCATATCTTCTATCTCGGGTATTGTTTCCATTATCTCTGTTATATTTTTCATTGTTTCCTTTCTGTTATAGTTCTGCATCGAAGTTGCATTGTCCTGTTTCTTTTACGCAGTCCCGAATCTTCCTGCCCAGAAGCAGGTCTGCGTAGTCACTGAGTTGAGAATCGGTTATACCATTCTCCTCAAGGGTTTCAGTCTTGTATTTTC